TTGGAAGGAATCTCACATCTAAAAACAATCATTAGTTAAGTTATGTGTTTAGGTCCCCCACACTGTCACAACACTCTACTAATGTTAGATCATAACCAGTGGGATACCTACGCAACCCTAAAACGTGAACGCCCGGTCCACGATCATACTAGTCACATGTCATACGCACTACGTTATGCACTTTACACGTACACAATATGACGTCCGGTATTTATAGGTTGGTATTTCCATCCGGCAAATTTTATATTGCTAAGTCTACGGACATTACAACTCGTTGGGCTAAGCACCGTGATAACCTGATAAAAGGCAATAGTACCGTAAAGCTTCAGCTGGAGTATGATGCCCACAAAACGTACGTAGAGGAGGTGTTGTTGACGTGCCATAAAGATCACATCGACATAATGGAAACCTACTACATTAATGCCGCAGACCGAGACAGCTTGCTAAACACTACGTTTAATAAACCTAGTAGCGATGGCGAGTACCGTACTATCATACAAAATCTGCCGCTTCTACAACACAGTACTGCAGAGTTATTATCAACAATAGTAACTCAGTTTAAAACGATTAGGGACCTAGAGGCTCAAATGATGAACCCTAGTTACTACATTACAAAGCAAGCAACACTAATTAAAAAATTAAACTCTGAGATACTAGAGCTAGAAGCAGAAAACGACGAGCTACTAAAACGTATTACTAACTAAAGAAAAAATCCTGTTGATTTAAAAATTAACAGGATTTTTTATTGTACCAAGCAAAAATTTATTATTGACTTTAATTCCCTGTAGTGCTATAATAAGTGAGTTGAAAAAATTTGGTAATAAAAATGGCAAAGAATACGGACAACAAACGTATTGCAGTAAAGCATGTACGCGACAAGGCTAAATCAGCATACGAAAAGCAAGACCACTGCTGCATTTGCGATACTCGTGAAGATCTTGAACTTCATCACACCCATAGCATTACTATTCTATTAAATAATTGGGCTCACCTAAAAGGTTACGATATTAGCACAGACGCCGGCATCCTAGCGGTGCGCGATGAGTTTATTGAAGCCCACCACAAAGAAATTTACGACGATGTTTACACACTGTGTAATCGTCACCATGTCAAGCTGCACAGTATTTATGGAAAAGCACCTGCTACAATAAGTGCTCCAAAACAAACCCTGTGGATACAAAAACAAAGAGAAAAGTTTTTGAACGGTGGTAACAACCTTAAAGACGTTGCTACCGCAGGAACATTTGCTCAGTTTTACTAAGGAAAAATATGGCTTGGTATAATCCCAAGGATTGGTTTGGGGATAACACTGAAAAGTTGAATCCCGCACAACACGTTATTGCTCGTCAAGAAGGTAGTTTTATTGGTAGTGACTACACAGTTAGTTATACCACAGCTTTTGAGTCACTAGAATCAGTAAACCGCGGTGTTAACATGATTGTTAGCGCGTGCAGTAGCCTAGATTTTGACGTAAAAAGCACAACTGCTGAAGGTGTTATAAAAGGTATGCGGCAAAAGACCCTAGTGGGTTTGCTAAACCACACACCTAACCCATTTCAAAGCTCACAAGAATTTCGTTGCAATATCTTCACAGACTTTGTTTTAGAGGGTAATATCTTTATTTACTATGATGGTGTGCATATGTACCACCTACCAGCAAATAGAGTAATTATTCATACTGATCCAAAGACCTTTATTCAAGAGTACCGCTATAATGCGGAGATTACTTTTAAGCCCGAAGAAGTTATTCACATAAAAGATATTAACAGCAAGAGTATTTATCGTGGTATTTCTCGTTTAGCCTCAGCAGACAGAAATATAAAGATCCTATACAAAATGCAACAGTTTCAAGAACAGTTTTTTGAAAATGGTGCTGTAAGTGGTTTAATTTTTACTTCTGAGAACACTCTTAGTCAAATTGCAAAAGATAAAACGATTGCTTATTGGTCGCAACGCTATAGCCCTAAAAATGGAGCTAAAAAGCCAATGATCTTAGACTCAGGTCTAAAGCCAGTAAGCAACATTTCAGAAACCTTCCAAGAAATGGACTTTGATCAAAGCATTAAAACGCACGATACAAAGATCCTTAAGTCTTTAGGTGTTCCGCCTATTCTTCTAGACGGCGGTAACAATGCAAACATTTCCCCCAATCTCCGTTTATTTTACCTAGAAACAATCTTACCGATCGTAACAAAGTATGTAAGTGCTCTAGAACGATACTTCGGTTACGATATTGAAGCCGTTACAGCTACAGTAAGTGCACTACAGCCTGAACTAAAGGATGTAGCAGCTTATCATAGCACCCTAGTAAATGCTGGAATTATTTCTCCGAATGAAGCCAGATTAGAACTTAGGTATCCTACCAAACCTGGTAGTGATGATCTAAGAATACCAGCTAATATTGCTGGTTCCGCAGCAAACCCAAGTATAGGCGGTGCGCCCAAAAAGCCTGCTGACCAACTACCAAAGCCTGCTAGCAATAAGGATACAAATGAATAAAAATAAAGTACTATATGTTAATAGTGCTTTTCCCCTTAATCTAAAAGATGGTATGTCAGCTAGTAGCGACAACATCGATTCTATCTTTATTGAAGGTTATGCAAGTACCTGCGATATTGATAGAACTGGTGATGTAGTAAGTGCTTCAGCCTGGAAGTCCGGGCTAACAAACTATCTTAAAAATCCTATCATTCTAGCGTTTCACGATCATGATGACCCCGTAGGTCGCATGGTGGAGCACAGAGTAGATAGTAAAGGATTATGGATTAAAGCAAGAATCTCCGCCGCAGCTGAAATTTTTAATCTTGTAAAAGACAATGTTTTAACTGCATTTTCGATTGGCTTTAAGGTCATGGATGCGGAATACGATTCCGAATCTGAGATATTTATGATAAAGGAAATTGAACTGGTTGAAATTTCAATCGTTTCTGTTCCTTGTAACCAAAACACACTTTTCAGTTTAGCTAAAGCGTTTGATAACGCAGAAGACTATACAGTATTTAAAAAGCAATTTACTAAGAATGTAGGGGATGTTCCCCAAATTAAGGTAGAAAGCACAACTCCAAAGGAATGGATTATGTCTCCAGAAGAAATCAAACAAATGCTCGAAGCTGCAACAAAGCAAGCCGCTGAGCAAGCTACAGAAGCCCTATTAACAAAGCAAGCTGCTGAAGCTGCTGCGTTAAAGGAAAAAGAAGCTGCAGAAGCTGAACTAAATTCTAAGGTTCAGGCCGCTGTTGCTGTTTCAATCAAGTCAGCTGAGTCAGGCACAGAGCGTCTACTAGCCGACATTACAAAGCGTTTCGAAGACCAATCAGCCGCTTCACTAGCTGGCCTAGAGGCAGTCATCAAGGAAAAGGCTTCTGAGCTAAGCAAGCTACAGAGCTCAAAGATGAGCTTTGCTGACCGTGGCAATGCAGATCAATCAGGCTACGAAGAACGCGAAAAGGCTGTTCTACTAAGCAAGATCACAGGCAAGAACATTGGCGACACAGCTTTTGGCCGTGCTCTACTAGAAAAGTCTGGTGGCCACATTCCTACAGGTAATACCATTGGTGGTGTTGCAGGTACTTCAGTTTGGGAAACAGAAGTTTCGCTAAACATGGAAAATGAAGTTCGTCGTCGTTTAGTCGTTGCTCCTACAATTCGCCAAGTAGCGATGAAGACAAACGTAATGACTATTCCTGTTAACCCAGAAGCTGGCTACGCCACATGGGTTACTAACGCACAGTTTGGTACAACAGCATCAGGTCAAGCTACTTCAGCTACCCATGCACTAAAAGAAATCACACTCAATTCATACAAGCTAGCTACTGCTGAGTACCTTGCTTATGAAGAAGAAGAAGATTCACTACTAATGCTTCTACCTATCGTTCGTGATGCTATGGTTCGCCGTACAGCTCGTTCAATCGACAAGGCATTCTTATTAGGTGCTGGTTCTGGTTCCGACCCAGTTAAGGGTCTAGGCGTTTGGGCTGGTACATCAACAACCGTAGCTGCTGTTGCAACTAAGGTTACAGTTGCTAACCTAATCTCCCTACGTAAGGATCTAGGTGCTCTAGGTCTTGATCCAGCTTCAGTAACATTCTTTGTTAATACTGACGTTTACTACGATCTACTACAAGATTCAACCTTCCAAACCATGAACCAAGTTGGCCCACAGGCTACACTACTAACTGGTCAAATTGGTCAAATCGGTGGATCACCAGTTCTAGTTTCAGGCGAACTACCTGCTAAGTTCTCAGCTGCTAATACAGCTGCTACAACAACCAACATCGGTGCTATCGCTCTATATGCACCTAACTTCATTGTTGGTAACCAGCGTGGTCTACGTTTCGACACCCAAGAACTAGTTGAAACCCAGCGTCGT